CGGCCCCGGTAACAACAACAGATTGACCCGGCACAAAGTAATTTGGCCGCATTGTGGTGAAATAAATGACGGAATCACTCACATTGGCAAAAGTCACCGATGATTGGTATTGCGTAAGTAAAGGCAAAATCGTTTGCTCAGCCGAATCAATTATTTGATCCAATTGAGCATCAGAATACAAGGAAACCGAGACACCAAGAATCGCTCTCAACTGTGCAGCTGTGACTATTGCTGGCATCTCGGTTCCTTTCGTATCGTTAGCGTTCGGGAGCGACCGCTACCGATGATTGATTTATTTATGCAAGTGCGTTAAAACGCGCTCCATTTGGCACCTTGTTTGCAAGTGCGCCATATCCGTAATACAGGATGTCAATTGTTCCATCGCTATTGATGTTGGTGCGTAGCGTAAAGCGTGGGCTTTCGTACCATGTAAATGAATCTGGATTGACAACAACCATTGAATTGTCATTGTCTGCTGTTGTTGTGCCAGCATTTCCAAATGAGCGTGAAACATAAAGGCTTAGACCCGGTGAAACTACACCGCGCAACGAATCGCCTCTCACATTTCCTGCCGCATTGCTAGGTTGTGCCGCATTGTATAGAGGCGCGCCCGCATCGTTGTATCCCATGATGTTTCCCCATTGTGTTGGTGAAACTATTAATGAGCGTGCAAATCCAAGTGATGATCCATAGACATCTGCACAAGCCTTTGATGTGTAACCAAGAAATCCTGTTGCTGAATTTGCTGCCTGTGCTGTAGAAGCACCAACAGAAACCATTTGGCCTAATACATATTCGTCAGTCTCTTTTGCATAAGCAAATTCAAGATTTTGAAGCAACGCTGTTAGATACTCTGGACGGCTTCGGTCGATGAGCTCTACTGTTGAAATTGCGCGGCCTTTGAAAGGCTGAACAGTTACAGACAAGTATGTCGCTGAAAGTGATGATTCTGTAATTGTGCCATTTTCGGCAATTGCATCAACGCTAGGCACAGCTGTGACACGAGGAATTTCAAATGTCATGCCTTCGCTTACGAGAGTTTCACGGCTGATGCCATCAATTGTTCCGCGATCTGCATTTGCAAGTGCATTGATGACTGTTGTGCTTTGTGGTGTTGGCACCATGCCGGGTGCTGTTGATGTTGTGTTATCAGCTGCCTTGACATACTGGCGTGAATCCTCATCATGCAAAATGCTTGCGCGTAGATAGTGCTCAAGGTATGTAACCTTATTTACGATTGGTGAGCGTGGTGCTGTGTAGTAAGCCGGGCGTGATGCCTGTACTGGTTCGACTGCTGGAGCTGCTACCGGTTCAACGGCAGGAGCGACTGGTTCGGTAGTGTTGTCCACTTTGTCTCCTTCATTTGGGTTTGTTGTCTCTGTAACTGTTTCAGTTTCAGAATCTTCCGATGCGGCTACCTCAGAAACGCGTGCAGATCGCACGGCTGGTTCAGTAACCAAAGCGACAGCTGTGAGCTGCCCATTGAGCACCTTCATGGTGCCATCCTTTTGCATTTCGTAATTGTCCACGGCCAATTCAATGGAGAATCCATCGCGTAAGCCTTCCATGGCCTCCGTCAATGCATCCGTGCCAGCTGTGGTGTTTGCAATTTTAAAAGTCGCTGTCATTTCCTTGTCGTTCACACTCATCGCAATGCTCTTGCCAATTCTGCGTGTGTTGTCGTGCTCAAGATTTAAGAAAACATCATTTGGTTGAATTGAACCTTTTGCAAAAACAACCTTTCCGGTTGATGCATTTGCGTGCTCATTAAAAGCAACAATGCGACCGGTAATTGTGCGTGAATCGGAATCAGCTGCCGTGATTTGCATTGGTGTTGTTAGCTTCATGAGATCATGTCCTCCATTTGTCTAATTTCCTCGGTGGTGATTGCACCGATGTCAAATAAAATCTTGTAAATTTCTGCACGCTCTTTTTCTGATCCGCGCAAATACGCCTTAAGATCAAATTCCACGCGTTGTGTTGAAGGCGTAAAATCTGGCATTGATAACCTGCTGCTAATGCTATTCATCAGCGGCAACAGCGAAAAGTCCAAAAGAGTTTGACGCGCTGTTTGGGCGTTTGCATAGGTCATGGATGAGCCAGTAGGCGCGTCAATAAAATATGCCGGAATTCCCACGGCTCTTGCCAATTCTGTTGCAATGATTTCGCGTGCAGCATTAAGGCCAATTTGCTCTGGAGAAAAACCAACTGTTGTAAGTTCAACATCGGCATTAAGAAATGCTGTGCCGCGATTTCTACGAGCTGCGCCCCATGCATCCAAAAGTTTTGCAATGCGATCTGCTGGCAATGCTGTGCCATTTGATTTCAAAACCATTGATGGCACCGGCTCTTTTGCGTACATTGCGGCAGCTCTTTCAAGCTCTGCACCGGCACGAATTGTGCGACCTGCGCGATTCAATAAACCTTCATCGTTACCATAAAACACAACAAGTGAGCCAACACCAGACATTGGCACACGCGATCCATCGACTGTGTAATATTCGATTTGCGTGCCAATTGAATTCAAGAAAACGCCAACTCGATTTGGTGCAACGCGCCACATTTGGCGAACACGGCCGGTGTCTGCAAATAAATCGATGATTTGGAAATACGAAAATCCCGTGAATAATAAATCCTCACAAGCCCACACCCATGATGCTGCTCCTGGCACTCGCTTGTCCGGATCAGAAATCACAACAGGTTGATCAATAATTGCACCTGTTGTTTTGTCGCGTGTGATCAAAGGAATTGTCGCGATTGAATTGCAAATCATGTTGCGTGCGCGAGCAATTGCCGGCACACTCATTGCTTCCTCGCGGCTGACAATGTAATCAGCTCCACCGAATGGGAAAAACGCATCCAGCGTTGGAGCTGGCCCAATTTGTGCAGCTACATCAGCACCGCGCGTTACCGCGACAGTTTCAATCGTGCGCTTTCGATCAAATAATCCCATGGGGCAATTTTCTCAAAATGTCAAGCATCAACCCACCAAAATGTCTATTTCCGTTTCTGGGCGTGTCGCAAAGTGTGTACAAAGTGCAGCGGCCACAGCTGCCGCCACGGCCGTGCCGCTGGCACGCCTTCCAATAACCCAACCGCCATCGCCTCTACGCAATTGAACAGCTGAAAGAATCTGCTCTGTCAGCTTTGATTGATTCCGATGTTTCAAACGCCCGGAATTGATTGCACCCAATAATTCATCGCACGCTTGAGGATAATCCGCATCCATGTCGTGAATCGGAATTCCAGCCGGCTGCATACGCGATGCAACGGCTCCGGATGTGCGCCTTGAATACAGCAAATACTCGATTGGGTACTTTCGGCAATATGAAGCCGCATCATTGGCAATTGCTCGATCATCAAGCTGGATTGTGTTTTCCCATGTATGCAACAGCTTCACGACAAATGATTCCGACCCGAGCTTTTGAGCTGCGACAAGTGCAGCATTTTTTCGATCCGGTGAAATGTCAATGGCCATCCATGTGAGCTTGTCCTCATCAAGGTCGATTGATTCATCGCCACACTCTTGCCACTCTTTGGTTCCAACAACGCTGGAAATGGTCTGAACCCATCTGTTCAATACCTCGGTCATAATCACATCCGGTGGATCATTGAAAACCGCTCTGATGTTGTCCGGGTGAATAGTGATGCCCAAACCCGGATTGGCAAAAGCCGCATTTTCTAGCGTAATTTCATCAGTTGGTGCAGACCACTCAAAATAGCCCACATCATCGCTTGCCCCACTAGCTGCGGCCAATCCTCTTTCGCGCAATTGATTCAAAACGATTGAATGAGAATCACCGGCCGAGCTAAAACAATTGACCTGTGGATTTTTGGCTGCCATCAAGGTGTACCGCATTGCAGCAAATGTCTCCATATCGTGCAGCTCTCGGATTTCATCCATGTGGATGCTTTCCGGCTTTGATAATCCACGCGCTGCCGATCCACCAGCTTTGATGATAAATCGATTGCCTTTAAGCGTTTGGATTTCCTCGGCTCCATGTTGCCAGCGGATCCGTTTTACTTGATTGGCCAAATCCGCATTTTCCTCGATGATCTGCACAATGGCTCGAAATTGCTCCAGCGATGTGACAAGCCGGTGAGCTGTGGAAACCTGCAACGATTCATCCCAATGGAAAAGACCCATCATGATCCGGGCCATCATGTAAGTGCTCTTTCCATTTTGGCGTGCAACTGTGGCAACCGAAATTGGATGGAGGTATCTGCCATCGGGCTTGATTTTCAAACTGTGCTCGGCCAGCCACTTTTGCCATGGCATAAAACCGCCCGGGATGATCTGATCAGCGAAATCAATCAATTCAAAGCCGCGTGAAGGCAAATCATTGAGCGGTGAGTGGATTCGTGGAGCTGTTACCGGCAAAAAAACCGATTCCAGCCGATCTGAGACAATTTCAGCCGATGGTGTATCAACTATGACCTGATCATCACTAATCATGACTTATCGACTCGTTTTGGGGTATAAACAGGCCAT